AGTTCTTGCTTAGTTACCATTAGGTCTCCTCATTTGCATTTCAACAATATCTTCTTTTACTTTTAACTCTTGCTGTTTTAAACTAAGTTCTGCCATCTTGACAGCTTGTGCAAACTCATCAGGTGGTAGCGTCTTAGCAATAGCTTCAATACGGTCAGTCTCTTCTGCCACAGGTAGTAACTGAGTCTCTACACTGTTTTGTTGAACTCGACTTTGTATCTCTGCATTTTGTAATTGGATTTGTTGCAAGTTAGCCTTAGCAATCTCAAGCTCAAACTGCTTACGAATAGCCTCTTCTTGTTGTGCTTCTGGGTTTGGTTGATTAGCTTGCTCGATACCTGCAAGGATTTGTTCCCGTTTAGTAAGGTTCATAGACTCAACAATAGATTGAACTAGGAAGCTGTACATAGGGCTTTCTGCTGGCATAGTTTGTAGGAGTTGTACTAACTGTGTTACTTCATACTCACGAGCAATAATGCCGAGAGAACTAGAAGCTACAAACTTATGGTCTTGGGCTTTGTAAAGCTGTGGGTCAAACTGCATATAACGATGTGCAGCTTTAGTAACGAAAGGTATTAGGAAGTTATCTTGGAAGTTAAGTAGGGTACGCTTGTGTCTCTTGATAATCGCACCTAAAGACATGGAGATACCAGCAGCAGTTGCTTCACCATTCATAGCGTTCTGCATACCAGCAGTATCTACTGCACCTGTGGCTTGCTGTACCATGTTTTGTAGCTGTGCACCTTGTGTAAAGGTAATGTTATCTACAGCACCAAACTTAAATGGTTGTAAAATCTCTGCTGGGTTGCCATTAGTAAGGAGAGTTTTGCCAGGGCGTATCTCAAACTGAGAGCCTCTAGGCATACGACTAGCATCTACTGCCATCATAGGGTGTACAGTAAGTGCAAGAGCGTCTATACGCGCACGTAACTCTGTATCTAAGGCTTTTTGGCTGTTGTAACCCTTCTCACAGATACCACGACCCCAGAATTTACTAGGTACTGCATCCCATTTGAACGCTACAATAGGTCTATCTTGCATCATAAACGGGTTAGCTACTACTTTAAGTAGGGTATCTCCGTTAGCAACTACTACCATAGCCTCAATATAGCCAGATTCTTGTTCTTGTTCTTCACCTAATGCTACAGCAATCTCATCTTCTTCTAGTTCTTCACCTTCTGCCTCATCGAACAGAGCTTTAGGAACTAATCCGTAGTAACGAGTAAGACGAACCCTATCATCTACGTTTACTGTAATATCTTGGTCAGGTTCTAGGTCATCGTCTGCTGCAACAGTCTCTACATCTACGTCACGATAGACACCTTTCTCAATATCCATCTCTACTTGGTGTAGTGGTACGTACATATCTACTGCACAACCCAAGGCTTCTTCTATAGATGTAGCTAAGGGGTCGATAAGAAAGTTTTGTGGCATGATAGGGCGTAGTTTAACTAAGAATCTGTCACGCTCTATGACACCTACAGCTTGCATCTGACCATCTGGGGTAGGCTGCATAGCTGGTACGCTTTCTTTAGTCTCTTCAATGTAGACTTCACCAATACCAGTACCGTAGATAGCAGCATTAAGTAAACATTCCGAAACACAAGTTCTAGCTTTAGCAAAGGTCATGTCCTCAGCTAGTTGATTCTTTAAAAACTCTATGTCCTGAGAGCCTGTAGGGTCTTGCATATCGTCTTTAATATCGAACCAGCTACCTCTACCAAAGGTTGCTTCTTCTACCTCAGCTACAGACGATTCTACTGCTTGCTGTAGTGCAGGTGTAATAATACGAGAGCGTTCAGTTTGTCTTAGGCTATCTTCCTTAGACCAAATACCACGCCATAATCTGTAATACTCTTCATGTGATACACGATAGTTATCATCATAGTGGTCACGCCACCCTTCACATTTATCCATAACCCATTGCTCTAGGTTAATGTTGTTCAGTAGATTATCTTCATTTTCCATACTTTACCCTAATTGGCTAATTTTCTGTTAGTTGCCCCTCCTGCAGAGGAGCTTTTTTTAGCTGCTTCCGAAGCCTCTTCATAAGCCCCTTTTGGAAACCTTGGAAACTTGACATCATTTTCTTTTTCGTACTTATACGCTAGTCTTGCTGCTGTCCTTGGAGAGACATAAGTAGGGTCTCCTTTAGGACTCCACCATAGACTAGGTATATTCCAGACTTTTCCATCTGGAGAACCCTCAGAGATTATTATTTCTGTAGATGGTTGACCAAAACCTATATCTTGTGGTTTCATAGTCTCTGGGTCGAAAGGGACTAAATCAGGTAGTTCATCCCTATCAGACAAGTCTAAAGGTATTACTTTTTCCATATCCATACACTAATATCCAGCTATAGGGTCTATAAATTCAAATTCATCTTCATACTCTATATCATACGAGTAACTAACTTTAGCTAGTTGGTCTATGTACGCTAAGGAGTCGATAAGGTCATCGTGAACTAGGGGGTTAGGAAACTGGAATAACTCATCTAGGAACTCTGCGTTCCAATCTCCAGTGTTGAGAGTGATAGCACCATTTTCAAACCTACCTTGTAAGCCCCAAATGACCCTATCTACTTTTCTTTTGTTGCCGTGTGTCAGTTCTTCTACACGAAAGAACTTTTGTCTAGACTTTTGTAAGTCCATAAGATAAGGAAGTACAGCGTTCTTTAACGCCCCCTTCTCAATACCAACAGAGATAGGTTCATACTTTAGTACAGTTCTGAATATCTTCTCTGCTGTCTTTTTAATATCCCACCTGCCGTAGACTAACTCCTCTACGTACCACCCTTCTTCATTTACTTTAACAACGCTAATAGCCGTTTGGTCAAGTTTCTTAGCTTTTGATGTATTAGCTTTAGATACGTCTGCAAAACCAGCCAAGTCAATAGAAATGTAATAGTCCCCAATCTCTGGAGCTTCTTCACTAAACTTAATCCATTCTTCTTTGAATAGTTCACTGCCTTGCGCCTCAAATGATGCCATGAACTCCTGCCTAAACGCAAAGGAACTCATAGTCTTTTTAGCAGCTTCTATCTCTTCTTCTGCTAGTAGGGGGTTGTCATACGAAGTAAAGTGCCAAGACTCTAGTGTAGGGTCATCCCCTAACTCAGCTTGCTTAAATAACTCATAGAAGTGATTACGACCCATAGGTGTGCCGATAAACAAAGCACTACCACGTTGGTCAGCTAGGGCAGGGCGAAGGATTTGGTCAAACACTGCTGGTTTCATATCAGCGTATTCATCCAATACTAAGAACTTAAGAGACACACCACGCATAGTCTCTGGTCTATCTGAACCCTTCAAGCTAATGGTAGCCCCATTAACCAGTGTAATCTGTAGGTTGTTAATATGACTAGACTTGATTACTGGATGCCCTAACTCTAATAGAGTAGTCCACATAATATCTCTTGCTTGACCTTGTGTGGGGGCTACGTAGAAAACATGACCCTTCTCTAGCTGTAGAGCATTTACGATAAGTAACCAAGCAGCTAGTCTGGATTTACCAGTACGTCTACCAGCAGCTACTATCTTAAACCTAGTGTCACTATTCCAAACTTCTTGTTGCCAAGGAAGTAGTTTAATGCTGAGGTCGTTAGACAACTAAATTGTCCCCTGCATATATCATATCTGAATTTGTAATATTGTTTTTGTCTACTAACTCAGCTATTGTAATATTATTTCTTTGTGCTATTTTACTTAGCGTATCGCCTTTTTGTATTTCATATGTTTTTTGCTCTAGGTCTTCTAAATTTGGAATATTACTTTCATTTAGAGATTTAGCTATAGCTACTTGCAGGCTGTCTTCCTCTTCTTTCTCTGGTACAATACTAGGCTTTCTTATAGTTTGTCCTATTTGTATTTTAGAAGGGTTTGTAATGCCATTAAACTCTGCCAAGACATCTAAAGGCACTTTCATCTTTTTAGCAATTTTAGAAAGGCTATCTCCCTTTTTAACTTTTTCCCCTAGTATTTCATCTTTAGTGCCTATATATATTTTAATATTATGCCCTGAAGATTCGTTTTCTTTTTGAGGTACTATATTACCAGCAACTTTTCTTAATGTCCCATAAGTATCATCTCTTGTGACACTTGAGTTTCCAAAGTTATATTTATCTATAACATATACCTTATCACCCTCTACTTTTAAAGAGCCTCCTCCTATAGAAAGAGCAGCTTGGGTTATAGGGTCATTAAGTCGTTCTAGAATATTAGTATCGTTGTTAAGTACCAAGTTACGCACAGTCTCACCATCGTTATAATTAGGGTAATCTTTATATCCAAAACCACCTTTTACTATACCGTTATCTTGTACTTTTGTACTTTTTGAGTTAATTGCAGTTTGTTTTAATACTTCTACAATATTAGGGTCAAAATCTTTTTCTGTTTGCACAGGAACATCAACAACCTTGTTTACTACTGCTAATCCTAATTGTTGTGCTGGCTCTCCTGTAAATAACCCACCTATATTACTTAGGAAATCATAAATCCCTTTTCCGTTTGCTCTGTCTTGCATTGCTGCTTTTTCTTCTGGAGTCATACTCTTACTCAAATTATTAATAAGTCCAAATTACGGGAGTTGTAGTGCGAGTGTCTACGTGTATAAAAGTATTAGCTATACCGATACCAGTAAAGCCCATAGCCATTGCTTCTTTGACGATG